TTCAGGTTTTCCTGGCGCCCGTCTACTCCAAAGACCATCATGCCCTTGGCATTGAGTTGACTGACTATGAAGTCTGTGAGGTCTGTCATTGTTCAAGTGCCGAATTACACAGCTATCTTGTAAAGTAATACTAGTGGAGCGACTGCGCTCTGCCAACTATTTTACAGTGCGAGGAGAGAGATTTGTCCATCTTCGACATTCCCAACGCAGAGCGGATTAGTGCTCCTATCCGCAAAAGCTTTGGTGATATTCGCTACATGCGGCGCAAGATAGAGCACCCTGAGTACATTCAGATACGTGCGAGCAGCTTCCCAATTTGTCCTCGAGCGTACGTTATCTATCGTCGCCTCCCTGTACGGAAGCGTCCTCGTAGGGAGGAGACGTTCATCGCAGAGAGCTCGGCCTGGATGGGTACCGCGTTGCACCTGGCGCTCCAGAAATGGTTTGCTATCGAGGGTCAGCTTCATGGTAACTGGGTGTGTGTCAACTGCAAGGTAATTCGTCGGCATCAGACAGGAATACAGGTGTGTGGTTCTTGTGGCCGCGAAATGGTTTACCATGAGTACGCCATCAAGCGCACGAAGGACAATCCGTTCAGTGGGCACCTTGACGGTATCCTGCGCACCCCCGACAACTACCTCATCGATTTCAAGGGCTCGAGTCTGGAGAAGATTCGGGAGTACAAGGCAGCCAACAAGCCTAAGGAGTCGCACTACTTACAGATCAACGCGTACGCCAACTACGTCAACGATCACTTGAGTGATTTCGGCTTAACAGAAAAGCTGAAAAAGATAATTATCATCTATGTAGATAGGGGTACACCCTGGAAAACGTGGCTTCCTATGCAGGTGTCCATCAGCCGCCATATTTACGAGGACGTACTTGGTCGCATTAAGCTCGCGGAGGAGTGCTTAACGAGTGGAAGAATCCCACGTGGTCTTTGTGTGGAACCTTCTGACTCCTATGCTACCTACTGCCCTTGGCGTACTGTTTGTTTCTCACCCGCGATTGATGGAATTTTGAGTAGGAAGGTAGAGATTGAAGGACAACCACAGGAGAGGTCGGAACACGAGCTATTCATCCTCGCATCGTTCTTAGAGTCCCACTAGTGAAAGGAAGAGACATGGCTGATCGTGACCAACACGAAGAGATTCCATCAGACGAGACGCCAACAGAGAAAGGATCAGACGCGCAGAGTACTGCCGGTTTTCAGAGCGCTTCCGAGTTTCTGGACAACGAAATTGATTCAGTTGAAGACATCAGTGAGCTCAGCATCGAAGCGCTCGTTGTGCTTTCCATATTACGTATTGCCAACCATTCGAAGGAGCTCCGGGTGAACATTATCCGAGCAAGTCGTCTGGTGATTATAGAGTTGGATGTCAAGGAGGAGGATTTAGGGCAGGTCATCGGTAAGGATGGGCACACCGTGGACGCTGTTCGATCCATCGCCCGCTCTGCTTCTGGTGACTCTGGAGTGGAGTACGACATCATGCTACTAGAGAAGGGTCGACGTCCTCAACGGGGAAGACGTCGTAGGTCTCCTGGTCGCAACGACAGGCCCCGTGGGCGCTATCACCGCCAGCGTAGCGGGTACTAGCTAGGGGATTTCAAACAGGTCACCACCTCGGTCTGGGGTAACGAACCGTCTTTTTGGGATACGGCTTGCTTGGGGTTTCTGCGCCATACGTGTCATCTGCTGCTTAGCAGCTGCTGTCTTTGTTTCTTGCAGCGCCTCCATTCTCCTGGCTGCAAGGTCGTCTCTTTGCTGAAGCGCATACTTCGCCGCATTCACTAGGTGCTTGCAGAGGTGCGGGAACATCTGTCTGTTGCGCACGATAGGTCTATTCCCGTTGGACAGCATAATAGACGAACTGTTGTAACGTGTTAGAACCACTTCTAAATTGTATATATGGTAAGGGCAGCTGCACCATACCCAAACAGGAGTGGAAGGATCTGGGGGTCCGAAGAATCGCACATAGCTGATTCTTTTTCCGTCTGTACACGCTGAGTAAAGGCGTGCCTCGTTGTAGAAAGTTCTGTCTGGTCGGTAATCCCGTCTGAACCCATCCCTGCTTCCTACGTTGTACTCTTTCCGAATTATGTGGCACTGGGAGTTGGCTCTCTTGATGATCTCTGGGTAGCGTGCGTTGGTGGCGAACACCAGCTGCTTGAGGTTCATTCGCTTGATGGGGGTGGCCGCGTAGCGTTTTTTTGGCATAATATTTTCGACCTTGTAAATTTTGTTTGACGAGAAAGCAGATCTACGGCATCATCCTAGATCAAGGGTGCTCTTTCAGAGAGTAACTAATCCTGGTGGATGGGTCAACCAAATGTATGTCACAAATCAGAGTCAAACAGAAAACTGGTCAACATTCAACGACTTAGCCAAACGCACTCTTGGATACGATCCGTTAGCGAAAGCAGATCTAACGCAGTTGTTTTCCCAGATCGAGCAGTTGGTGTTTCGTGGTGTAGACCATCTTCTACACGCTACCACCTTCGTTGAGGACAACCTCTGCTACCTGCTCTCCGAGATTGCGTCTGGGGTCATTAAAAGTAGGAAGGTTTACAAGGGAAAGCGCGTTCGCAGGCGCATCGCGTTAAACGATGAAGTGGAGATGGGCGCTGAGAACAAACGAATCTTCGGCATAGGCTTCGACTTGTTCAAGCTGTCCCGTATGGAGCGGCAAGCAGCTGTTCCCTTTTCCAAGCGTATCATTCGTACCCTTCGCATCTCCACAAGTCACTATGAAAACATCTTGATAGCGTTCGCCAAAGTGGGAGCGGAGTACATTGAAGTTTCCGACAAGCTCGCTGAGGTAACCCTTCAGCTGATCCACAAGCGGCAGCAAAACGACAAAAGGTCCACTCAAAAAGGTGAGGCCGACGAGCAGGAGCTCACAAGGTGTGCAGAGAGCCTTATCGACCAGATGGACCTTCTCGAGCTCGACATGGGTTGTGTAGAGTCCAACCTCCTTTATGGAACCATTCGTGCTGTGGTACGAATTTTGAAACGCGTGCGCGGCCTTCAAGAACGTATCTTGAAGGCGTACTCGCGTTTGGTACTCAAACCCGTAAAAAGCCGTGCGCAAAGCGAAATGGAAGCCCTCGACCTCTTCCAATCAGGAAGCCTGGGCCTCGCACGTGCGATCTCCCTGTACGACCTCCGATGTGGTACAAGCTTTCCTACCTTCGCCAACTGGTGGATCCGCCAGAAAATACTTGGCAGCGCTAAGCACAGTGGCTCCCTAATTAAACTCCCCGGCTCCGTCATCGAACGCTACCAGGAAATAATTAAGGCGGAGCGTTACTTTGAAGCAGACCCTGAGCTCCGTGACTCCTACACCACCGCAGACGTTGCCAAACATTGCAATACCACCGTCAAGTCCGTTGAGCTTGTGAAAACGAAAGTCCGTGGCACCAGAGTTGTGTCCCTGGAATCTATGGCGACAAGTAACGAGGACGGCTACGAGAGCGAATCCGCTGCCGACAAGGCACTGCTGGATGAATCGGTGGAGGAGGAGGAGGAGCTCCAGGCTGTATCAGAGTTCGTGTCGCAAGTGCTCAGCCACGTTGACGAAGGGCAGCGAAACCTCGTGTGTCTTCGCTATGGTATCATCGACCGCGTGGCCACAAGCCCAGACCCACGACAAGAAGTTCGTGAAGTCTTTAGGCAGGCTGCTTGCAAAGCTATCATGCAGAAATCGATGTCCACGCTCGCCAACAGTCAGACAGCGTTGCTACGTGTGGAAGAGCTCCCCGCTGATTAAAATAAAGCGGAACCTCAGAAACCATCCCCTACCTTGTAAAATACGTGAGTACAGCTTGCAGCTACGACCGTGACGCTGAGCTTGTGACATTTACCAGACAGTGAAAAGGAGCACACAGTAATGGCCAGCAAAAAGTCACCATATCCACGGGGACGTCGTCCCATTTCCAATGCCCCTGGTGGCGGAACTTACGCAGATAAGTGGCACCAGAAGCTTGACTACCTCGAGAAGCCGAAGAGGGGCAAACCGAAGGAGATCCGCTTGGTCGGTGGTATTTTTACCATCTTCCAGCATTATGTGCGGTTCAAGCGCAAAGACGGAAGCAAGAGCGGTTTCTATGAGGTGTGCCCGGATTTTGACTGGGACACCGGACAATTTAGGAAGGGGCCTGATGCGTCGTGCCCCCTGTGCGCCGATTTCCAAGACGACAGCCTTCCTCAGGAGCTTCGTCTGCTTGGGTCCTTCCGTTACTACATCGAAGCTTTCGACATCACCGCAGCCAAAGAAGGTCGGAAGGACGTCTTCGGCGTCCTGTTCACCAACAAATATGGAAAGAACGACCTGGCGATGATCGGTGACATCATGGGCTGCGAATTGGATGACCCCCAAAAGGGCACCTCCGTTCTGTGGCACTACGACGAAAAAGCTCAAGACCCGAAGGACCGCGTACGCTTCTACCAGGGCAACAAAATGCCTGTGAAGTTTGACGAGGAAAAGGGTATCTGGATGATGAAGGGTGGGGGCAACATCTTTAAGGGTGAGCCCACGCCGTTCGATGAAATTGTCGAGGTCAAAGATCCCGACACGATCCGCGCAGACCTGAAGCGTCTTGGACTGTACGCTCGTCTTGAAGAAGTGATCGAGGTAGTTGCAAGCCGCGATGAGCCTGGCAACGACCGTTCAGGTAGCTGGGGTGACTCTGAGTCTGCGAAGCAATCCAGGAGGCCCACTGGTAGTGGACGACCAGCTAAAGCTAAGGCTGCCCCACCTCCTCCAGCGGAAGACGAAGCGTGGGGCGACGACGACTCGCCATCGGAGCCATTAGAGTCTGCTCCTTCTGACGAAGGATGGGGCGAGACAAGCGTTGCTGCCAGCACCGATGACGCGTGGGGTGACGACTCTGGCAACGGTAAATCTGCCAGCACCGATGACGCGTGGGGAGATGAGACTGCTGCTAGCGCCGACAGCGGTGACAGCAGTGAAAGCGGTCCCGAATTCGATGACACCCTTTTCAGTGACGACGGCTGGGGCGACTCTCCCAGTGAAAAGACCTCTTCCACTGTTACTACTAAAGCAGTGGAAGAGGACGACCCCTCGGGGTGGTAGTAGCGTGTGGTGACGGGTGTTGCTTGGTAGAAGCATTCGAGACTTTGCCGGGAAAGTTTTCCCAATTTCTTGGGATGCTGCTTTGGCACTGCGAGATCTCGACGTCGAATTCTTTTTGTTGATTAGCAATGAAAGTACATTGTGTAGTCAACTTGAGGAGTCTCTACTTGGCTTCATCCGTCACCGACGTTTACTGCTCTACATTGCTAGGGTGTCCCTTGTAGACGACCCTACAGCAGCCACACAGCTGGGTACTGCGTACGTTCCTCAAGTACGGTTTTACCGTGGTGGCCGCGAAGTTGGTCGTCATCGAGGGATGGCTACTTACGAAACTCTGCGCAAGCTCGTCGGCTTGCCTTTGTAGAGGTACCATGTCCAAAAAGAAAGACAAGCTAAAGATAGAGATAGTGCATCCTGCGGAAGCAGCTTCTGCCGCTTTTGACGAGGTGGAGGAGCTCGACTGCATCAACTTACGGCAAGGACAGCGCGTAAAAGATGTGCTCTCTACCGGAAGCCTTTCCTTGGACTTGATTACTGGTGGCGGCTTCAAGCCAGGCTTGATGGGGACCACCTTCGGTCCGGAGGGGAGTGGTAAATCTACTCTGCTCACTTCCATCCTGGCTAGCTCTCAGTTGATAAATATTCCAGCTTGCCTGTACGACCCTGAAGCGGGGTCAGATCCCGTCTACATGCGTACGATGGGCGTCGACCTAAACTACAAAGTCAAGTTCAAAGATGGCAAAAAAACCATCGAGCGTCCAGGATTCTTCTACACGCAACCAGATACCGGAGAAGCGGTCTACCGTCATATCCTTCGTGTGCTTAGCAAGATGCCTATCGTGGACGACGGTCCACCTCGGATGCTTTTCTTGGTGGATAGCTTCGCAGGGATGGGTAGTGAAGAGGTAGATGAGGTCGGTGACGGTGGCCGGATTGCTGACGAAGCCCGGATGCACAGCTACTTCCTCAAACGCGTAGTTCCGCGCCTGCGAAGACGTGGTGCATTGCTCATCGGCACTAACCAGATGCGTACCAACATTGGGGGCTATGGAGCTCCCCAACACGAATCTGGTGGCAAAGCACTTCGATTCTGGCCCGGGTACAAAGTGCGCTCCTCTGTGAAGCGTGTAGAGCCCGACAAGATCGGTGTTCAGACGGTACCTGTCATCTGGCGAACGACCAAGAACAAAGCGTTCCCACCGTTTCGCAGCACAGATATGCGTCTCATGCTTGGGCGCGGGTTGGACAAGTCCTACGACGCTTTCTACTTCCTGAAACACCTGGGTCTCCTCGAGATTCGTGCGGGTAAGCAGAAAATCCATTTGGAGGGGTACGATAACAAGATACTCAGTTGGGGTGACTTCCGTCGCACAGTGGAGCATCCAGACTTTCGTGCTATGTGCTTTGCTATGTTGCGGGAGAACGAAACGTACCGCACCTACTTCGAGAAAAGTAACGAGTCTACCTACTTCTACGATGCCGATTACGACGTTCCAGACGAAGTAGACGACAACGACGAAGAAGACCTCAAACAGCAGGTAGCAGATGAAGCTGCGGAGTACGAAGAAACCCGCGTTAACCGACGCAAGGTTGGCAAAAAACCTGTCAACAAGAGTAAGCAGGAAGATCACGCTGACCTTAGCTTCGACGAATCGTTTTAATGGCTAGAGGATTATCATCTATTACGGACGTATTTAGCTCGGTTTTTCTGCTAGTACGACGCCATGCTGATGGTACCTACGGGGTACTACTCATCACAGCTGCGCCAAGTTTGCGGAACCGTGCTCTACCGTTCGACGCGTTAGCGCCAGGGCTCTACAAGTTTCGGTGGGAGCGTGATGATCTCAAAGAAGTAGCGCTTCTGCTGCGCGGTTTAGGCTGCTATGTCTTCCTCTACGAATATGAGTCACTTCAGGATTGGAGTGCTCCTATAGCGGGACTGCCTTCATACGCAGGACGTCCCGAGGACAGCCCTCTACGTGAAGTCGCGCAGGCGCTCCCAGATTGTCAAGTGTACGTGGAGGTGTTTGGTGGACGGGCGCCTCTTCTGATGGCTCGAGAACCCGCTCCAGTAGAGGTATTCAACGACTACGCTCGGGCTGCTATTACCCTTTTCCATACGTTGCGCGATCCATCCTCTTTCAGTTGGTTTTACCTGATCAGCCAACTCGTCCCCCCGACCAACTCCTTCCTGACTTCCCACCTGTTTGCAGTGTGGGAAGAGCAGAATGACCGGGATGCTGTGTTAGCTGCGTATGCGTGGTACTGCTACATGCGTGACGCGTTCCCTGCGGTGGAGCTCGCTCCTGCACAGGAGACACTGCCCGATACCACCTCTGATAAAGTAATGGCTGCGCTGCGTAGCGTAGACCCGGTTCTGCCGCAGCTGCATAGCCGCCTGTACCGTGTGCAGATAGAGCATAATACGATTGAAAAAGTGCTGCAGATCAATGACGCCCCGCACACCCTTTTCTGGGTGGACCCTCCTTTCGAGGGCATAGGAGCGCTCGATCTCGACGGCACACACATACTACTCAGTTACTTGAACACCTTGAATGGTACCGTCGCTTTGTATCAAGATGGTACCGTTTTAAACCCTCACATTCGCTCGCTGATGCGTGGTGACGCTCCATGGGCAAAATGGAAAGCGCTACGTTTCAGCCACTCAACAGTGTACCTGAAACAGTGTACAGAAGAAGCCTGAACAAAGGAGAGAGTCATGGCAGAAAAGAAAAGAAAAGTTCTAGATGAGATGCAGATGAGGAAAGCCACAGGAAATTTCTTCGAGGAGCACGGGAAGAAGGTCATCACCGCATCCAAGGTGAAGGAGTACTTCAGTTCCATCGGTCTCCGTGTCGACGGTACCCTCGCGGATTCCCTCGCGAAAAAGTTCACCCAGATGATGCTCGATTCCGCCTTGCGCTGTGTGGGTAACAAGAGGACGACCGTCCGTCCAGTAGACCTGTAAGCACCACGGTAGTATGCCAACGTTTTTACACACCTCTGATTTGCACCTCAACGCTCTGCGTCGGTTCAGCCAGTTTTATCTGGGCCGTGCAAAGGCGTGCCTTCGCCATATCCAGAATATTGCGGAGGACCGTGAGGTCGATTTCATAGTAGTAGCGGGGGATATCTACGACCGACGTGATATTACACACGCTGAGCGCCTGCTCCTGTCGGAGTGGCTCGCTGAGTGCCGTGTACCAGTTGTGATGATCAGCGGTAATCACGACAAGCGTTCTGTGGAAGTTGGCGACACCTGTTTGAGTTACCTCTCCGCCTTCGCACAGCGCTTAGGGAATCACCTCGTTCACGATGGTGAGCCCAGTGTGTACGAACGCTTCGGTTGCTACCTGGTGCTAATGCCTTACCAGGGATGGATGGACCAGGAACTTTTCTTGATTGTGCAGGCATTGCTGGAGGACTACTGCACCAACCCGGATTTACCGGTAGTAGTTGTTCTTCATGAAGCAGTGCAGGGCTGTAAAACGGACGTTGGTTTGAGCATCACCAAGGCGAACCAAATCCGTATCGACAACAACCTTCCTTCTGTGACTTACTGGGCGATGGGCGACATGCACATCTGCCAGTCGTTACTGGATTGCGCGTGGTACTCTGGGTCGCCGCACCAAACCCGTTTTGACGAGGTCGCGGAAAAGGGCGTGCTCATTGTTGATACCAACCGCCCAGCAGATCCCGAATTTGTTCCTGTTCCGTCCATCCCTCTTCGTATCGTTACTGAGGAACTCGAGGATTGGCCTCCTCCTGAGGAAGCGCTGATCCAGTTTCGTCCAGAGGGTCCTTTTCCCGAAAACGCTCTGCCACTGAACGTTGAATTTCATCCTAGTGTGGTGTCGCTTGAGCGTCGCCAGGATCGCGACCAACAAATGGTCACGGTGGGAATTTTTGATGATCTTGAAACAGCGTTGGAGAGAGCCCACCTTCCAGAAGATTTGTACCCGTTGGCATGGCGGATTGCCATAAAGTTGGCAAAAACAGCAGGCGTGACTGTAGAACTTCCAGACAGATACCAGGTACAGGACAATGATGAACAAGGATAACTTGCATCTAGCAGCGAAGTGGCGTCCTAAAGCATTCGCTGAGATGGTGGGGCAAGTAGAGGTAGTAGACAGTCTGCGTGGCATGATCATGAACAAGAGAATCGACCCTGTGTTGATTTTTCATGGTCCGTACAGTGCAGGTAAAACAACGCTGGCGCGTCTCGTAGCCTACTACATCAACTGTCAGAAACCCAGCGGCATTGAACCTTGCGGGGAGTGCTCTAGCTGCAAGCAGATGAAACCCGTATTGTTGGGTAGGTCTGAACATCCCGACGTGACAGAGTTGAACGTAGCACTGCATGGTGGCATTGATGAGATTCGCCGCTTAGCGTCCATCGCTCCTCAAGCACCTCGGTACAACTTTCGGGTGTTCATCCTGGATGAAGCACATCAGATTACAGGTGCTGCTTTCCAGGCGATGCTCAAGATGCTGGAGGATCCACCTCGGCGCACACGCTACATTCTGTGCACCACCAACTTCGAGAAGCTACCCTCCACCATTCGTAGCCGTGGAGAGATTTTTTCGCTCGAGCCGCTGCCTACAGAAGCCGTGGCGAAGCGTGTGTATCAGATCGCCGTCAAGGAAGGCTTTCAACCTCCCAATGATATGCTGAAGAAGCTGTGCTTGCAAATTGCTACCGCTAGCGATGGGCATCTTCGTGATGCCCTCGGGCTGCTCAGCAAGGTTATCAATCACGCTGAAGCTGCGAAAGGCGAGACATCCAACTGGCAGGAGCTACTCACCAAGGTGGTAGCGCAGTCGACCGAACTGCAGACTTCCGAGGTCATCAGACGCTACGTGGGTGCTGTGGTAGCAGGCAACCTGCCGATGGCGCTGCAGGCACTCCAACACGTAACCAATCCAGGCTACTTTACACAGTGCGTGCTCGAGACGTTCCAGCAGCTGTTCTACTCGTGGATTGACAAAGATGCCTTGTGCGACCCAGGAAAAATGTGGCTGCTCAAGGGTGTCACTGCGCGTAAGCCACAGTCGACGGAGAGTTTACCACTCATTCTTGACGACTACTGCACCGTGTTAGAGCGCACCAAGTTGTACTCTACCGATTCTATTGCACTGCTTGAAGCAGCTACTTTCCGTACAATGAAGCTCATCAAAAGCTGGTAGCCTATGCCCTTCATTGAATACGAGTCGCTGGAGTTCGAGAACGCCTACATCTACCGGAAGTGCAGCTTCCCGTTGGCGAATCAGGGACTCGTGTTGGTGCGTGGGTTGAACATGGATGATGGTGGTTTTCTGGGTGCGGGGAAGTCTTCCATCTTCGAGGTGTTTGCACAGTTGCAGGTAGGTAAAGGGGGCAAGCGGGACCAGCGGCGCGGTGATCATAAATCCGATATCGTCAACTTGTTTAGCGGGGCCGACATGTCGGCCACCCTGAAGTTGCGTGTTGGCGGGCACCCTTACGAGATACGGCAGTACCGCCAGCACCACCGGTTCAACAATAAAGTGATGGTGATCGATAGAGAGACGGGCCAGAACGTCCTCCCTATAGACGCTTCACGTGCACCTCACAAGTGGATCCGTGAAGGGCTGCTATCACTTGACGAAACCACCTTCTTCAACCTTATCTACTTGGTGCAAGAGCTCAACAATGTCATGATTCATGGCAAAGAGTTCGAGCGACGTAAGCGGTTGACAGTGATGTTCGACCTGGACATTTACGACGAGTTGTACGTGTTGGCCAAGCGGATGCTCTCTATGCACGAGACTTCGATGTCCGACTTCGCGCAGGTGAGCAACGAGCTTCGAGAGGTTAAACAGAAAATCTTTTCGATGCCAGATTTGGTAGACCTCGAGGCTGACCACGAAGCAGCAGAAATAATGTTGGAGCATCTCAAGGACGAAAACTCAGAGGACACCGATGAGTACACCGAGGTGTCTTCTCTACACTCGAAGCTGCAGCAGCGGACGTCTGGGCGTAGACAAACAATGTCTCGGTTCAAGGGCAGCGACCTGGTCAAGACGTTCGACCACCCAAAGGACATCACCCAGAAAGACGTTGACCGTTGGAAGCGTAAGTACGACAATCTTAATGCGGAGTATGCTTCGGCGCAGTCTGACCTGGAGAAGGTAGAAAAGCGTGAAGCTCTCCGGGCGCAGTTACAGAAACTCAGCGACCGAGATGCAGAAGAGATACAAGAAGACCTGACAGAAACAAAGACGAAGCTTACCTACCTCAACCAGGTAGAGCTTCCACAGGCAGAAGAGCGCCAGGGATTGATGATCAAACTTCAGCGGCTTGCGGAGCCCACGGCTCCTTTGGATGAGCTTGTTGAGGAACAGGACGCAGCTAAGCTGCGCGAAGCAGCCCTAGAGCGCGACGTTAAAAATTTGGACACCGAGCTTCGCCATGCTGCGTGTCCACATTGCAAACGTCCCTACGATCTGTCCGCAGAGGAAATTAACGCCAAGCGTACCGAGCTTGCCCAGCTTCGTGACGAGTTGCAGAAGACCACTTCGAGGCTGCACGTTTTGAAAAAAGAGATAAACGACGGTCGAAATGCAGAGGGAATTCGTTCCCGCTTGACCATGTTCCAGACCAAGCGTTCTCCAGAAGAGGTGACAGAGGACATCCGTCTACTTAGTGGTAAGGAGCGCAGGCTTTCCGCTGAGCTTGAGACTTCACGACGCCGCATAGAAATCGAAGCCGAGCTTGCGGCTATGCCTTCCGACAGCAAGGATGACTTGGTGGAGCGCTGCGAAAAAGCGCGCCGCGTTGTAGACAAGTACCGGGACCGCTACGAGACGGGCAAATTCATCGTAGAAAAGCTGGAGGAGCTCAAGCAGCTTCCTCGTGGTGACATGCAGGAAGTGGAAACTAAGTTGCGGGAGCTCCGTAGCCGGTTGAAGCGAGCAGCCACTAAGATAGCGGAGGCAAGTAGTGATGAGGCTCATCTGCGTGAGCGTGTGAACGAGCTTCGGCAGCTGCTTCGTCATGAGAAGGTGCTCAAGCGTACCCTACGCAAGCAGGAGGCCCTCATTGCTGAGATTCGTTGTCTAGAGGCTTTGCACAAGTCGTTTGGCAGCAAGGGTATGAAACAGGATCGTTTCGATGCCATTTTGTCCGACGCAGCGGAGCGCACAGTTCCTGCGTACTCCGACATTTTGTGGCCAAACAGAAATGTATCGCTGCACTTGACAGACCAGGAGGGTTCCCTACAGTTTGGGCTTGGTCGGCGTCTCGAAGAAGTGTCTACCAACAGCAGCTTGCTTTCTGGTGGTGAACGACACAAGGCTGGACTCGCTTTTTTGTTCGGCCTCCGCGACTTGAAGGAGCTCTACACAGGTAGTAGCTCCAACGTGCTCATCGTTGACGAGCCGTTTGGAAACCTGGACCCGTTGGGTACAGAGGGTCTTATCTCGATTTTTGCGCTGTTAAAGCAAAAGTTTGGATCGGTGTTCGTGATATCCCACCGTCCGGAGGTGCTATCACACCCGATTTGGGACCAAACATGGTGGGCGATTCGCGAGAATAATAACGCAACACTTTATCTGGAAGACCCGCCTGCGAAATATCATCAAATGGCGTCCGAACTTGTAAAACAGTAGTAGTGAGCAATGATTGCTAACGCATTTTTTCAGCTGTCCAAGGAGTCACCAGAGATAATTCAGTGGCTTCTTGATGCGATGCCTGGTGTTGACTCGATTGAAATACCAGGTGCCAGTGGTGGGGAAGTACGGATTATTGCTCATAAAAGTGACCACATTAAGTACAGAACTCTTAGTGGTCCACAGATTCTAAGTCGACTCGAACGCACCGCCGACAGCCCTTTGGCTGTAGCAGTCGCCTGGCTACTGCTGTGCTTTCACGACGTCTACTATGACACAGACGACTTTCTGCACGACTACGTGAAAAACGTGTGTGGTGTAAGACTTGAGTGGGTACCGTTTTTCTTGCTAGACGGCAACTTGGTAGCCAGCTGCGAACATTCTGCGTGCAAGGGTAAGCCAAAAAAATCTGACAAAGCCATTTTTCAAGTTGACAAAAACATTGCGAGTGTGCTACTTCCGCTAAGCAGTCCCGAATTAAGAGAACTGTTTTTCGGAAGGCTTCGGAGGATCGATAAATGAGTCAGCCTTCCTCAGTGAAAGCAGTTGGGTTTGCCTACTTCAGCCCGGAAGCTTTTGTGTTAGTCGCCAATCACAAGCAGGATCACATCCATTTGTTTCCTGCGAAAACAAACAACCAACCGTTGAAGCTTCAACAGGAGCGTCGTCGGCAAGTTGTCGCGTTGCGTGCACTTGAGAAGCTGGGGCAGCTTGCACCTCATGCAGCTAATATTGGGCTCGTGGTGGCTTTTGGTGACGCTTCCGACCTCGTTGACTTGGGTGTCCCTTTAATGGATGCAGAGGTAGACGAGGAGGGCAAGATTGTGGGGCGTCCACGTCAGAGTCGTGATGAGCTACTACGCCGTATCGAGGAAGAGGCAGTCAGCCTGAAAATTGATATACCTCTTTCCGCAGCTAAGCGCGCTCGTAAAAAAGCTGTCGTGGCCTCCGCTTACACTGGTCCCACCTTCCGTCAACAGATGCTCAAGATCCGGGATGCTATTCAAGCGTCGGGTAAAAAAGAAACGTTCATCTTTGCGCATGAAGCAGCTACTCCTTCGATACTCCGGTTGATGGGAGACACTACGCGTGAGGATTTTAAGAGCGCTTGCGAGGGGATGATTACCCGTGGTGGTGTTCCCGACGACCTAATCAAAAGCTTCTTTAAGTGGGTGGAAGGCATCGATGGTGTCGGCCCCGATTTGAGCAAAGCAGTAGATATGCTACTCTACTCTGATGATGATATTGAACGTACTGAAGAAGAAGTCGCTGAGCAGTATTGTGTAGATGCGAAAGATGTCGCCCTCGTGGCGAACAGTTACCAACAGTTAACAGAAGACAGCTAGTCTTTAGCGATCCACTATCAAGAGGAGCATTACGAGATGGCAAAAAACGAAGATGTCGTCAAGGGTCTTGACCCAGACCTGTTCGAAGCGTCACTGACCGACGATGAGCCCGACAACGTGGAGCCTGCTTCAAAGGAACCTTCCGAAGAGGAAGTTCCTGAGGGTGATGAACCTTCTACATCTGAAGAGGTTTCCGAAGAAGAGTTGCAGGAAGAAGCGAGCTCAGGCGAAGAGGAAGCTGCTGCGCCCGCTAAATCCGAAGAGGCACCCGCGCCGCCTTCAAAGGAAGGTGATCCCTCGGATGTGGCTTCCAGCTACGAGGTCCAGCGTGGCTTCACGGCTGCCGGTGGAAAAACGTACCATCCCGGTGACGTCATCCCCATCAAATGTAAGCACTGCGCGCTTTGGGAACGTGAGTGGCTTGGTAAAAAGCGGTGTAGCGCAGGGCGTCGTCTTGACGCGGACACCGTCATGAGCGCCGAGCGTTTTTCATGTGGCTCCTTCTTCGTCTGCAAAGAGTACGACGCAGAGCTCAGTACTTTCCTCAGCATGTCGCTTCCAGAAATTCTTACCGTTCGCAGCATGCTGCCAGGACTGAAGAAGATTCTTGGTGCCTCCGACTTCCTCGGCGGCTGGTTAGAGCGTCATGCTGTTGAAGCAGACCTGCGGGAGGTGTTCGCGAATGCCAAGGGCTTCGTGATGTCGTTTAACAATCTGGAGCAGCTGAATCTGGCTGAAGGTTTCATCCGTCAGTACTCCAAGGTTGCTTCCCAGAAAGCGCGTCCGAAACGTCCACCGAAGCCTAAGTTCGAATCAGGCGACTGGGTGGAGTGGAAAGACCTGGTATCTAAAGAGCGTGTTGAAGGGCTCATTTTGTCCATCGCTCGCGGTAACATCATCCTGGCGGGCGTGAAGTCTCACAAGGGGCAAAAGTTCACCTACAAGTACAAGGAATGGAAAAATACACGCGACCCGCAGATCACCAAGAAAACAGCGAGCCCCGAATAACGCTCTAATTACGAGGCAATTACCATGCCGAGAGACAACTCGTACCTCGAGACACTCGAGATAGACACGTTCAAAGCCGCGATACTTGTGCTCGAGGAGCTTGAGAACGCGGCAGGTCCCAAAGTTCGTAAGGGGATCGTTGAGGAGAGCAAATCCAACCCGGTGCTGCAGGAGTTTTTTCTGAAGGCGCTGGGTACCGACAAGTACTACGTGCGCTTCAAGGAGGACGTTCCGTCTGCTGAGAACGGCTACGGTACACTAGAATCGTTCAAGTCATTTCTCATCGCTTTGGACGCGCTTACAGCACGGCGCGTTACAGGAAACACAGCACGCGAGAAGATGACAAACTTCCTCGCCAAGTGCCACCCACGCGTCCGTAAGTGGTACCTGCGCGTGTTAGACCATGACCTTCGCATTGGTGTTGGTCGTACTACCATCGAGAAAATCTACGGTTCAGGTTTCTGGACAGGCACAAAAGAGGGAGAATTTCACTACCACGGATGCTGCCTGGCCAAAGACTTTGAGAAGGTGGTGACCGAGAAGAAGCCTCTCGAATTCCCTGTAACAGCGGAGTTCAAGTTGGATGGTGAGCGTGCCCTTCTTTACATCTTCCCTGATGAGCATGAGCTTCAGGTGCACACGCGTGGTCTACTACGCAAAGCTGAAATAGAGGGTGTAGAATCTCTCATCGACCAGTGCATCGCGTTCGCTGCAACGCTTAACGAGCTACGCGGTGCGCCGAAAAACACACCCCTCTTCCTCGATGGCGAGTTTTTGGCTACTGACTGGAACGAGACGTCCAGTGTGGTGAGCAAGACGGAGACCTTTGATGAGGAGGACTTCTTGGCAAAGACTCGTGTGATTTTGTTCGACTGGGCTCCTGTCGAAGATTACATGAAAAAGAAGTACGAGATGCCCTGGAAGGACCGCAAGCAGCTTCTCATGCGGGCAGCAGGAGCTACACGTTTGTACGCAAAGGTCCGTCAGGCGACGGATAACCTTTACGTGCTTGGACACAAGGTCATCCCTGACGCAGCTGCCCTTGACGCTTTTCATGCCTGGTCCCTTGATGGTGGCTTCGAGGGAACCATGATCAAGATGATGAATGCACCGCATGTGTTCGACCGTGCGCACAAATACGTGCTCAAGCTCAAGCCTGTGAAAGACGAGACCGCCACCATCGTTGGGACGGTGGCTGGAACCAAGCAGCATTCTGCTGCATCTCCCCGAGACAAAAGCATCATCCGCGACGCAATGGTCACCGAGTTCGATGGTGTCGAGGATGATGGTTACTACTTCAACGCCTACGTAGACGATCCGGAGGCAGCTGCAGAGCATCTACGCACGCTTGTGAAAGATGATCGTGACCGTCGAATTTCGACACATCTCGATGGTGCTGTATCCTACCGCTACAGCGAGCGGCTGGGTGCGTTTGTTGTTGACCTTAATGGAGAAAAAGTTAATGTTGGTGGAGGTTTCCTCTTCAAGGCAGGTCAAGACGAACGCATGGAATACTGGCAACGTCGTGCCGAGTTAGTCGGCGTTAAGGTGGACATTAAGCTACAGGGCGATAAGGTCAGTGTAGCAAAAGCTCGGTTTAACAGATTCGTGAGGTTGCGTTGGGACCTCACAGAGTCATCGAACAGTGAAGAAGAAAGCACATAGAAGGAGGCTAAACATGGCCAAAAAGACATCCCAGCAGATCACATTAGTAGGAGTTCGCGGCGCAAAGCTGCCCGTCACCGAGTGCTTGTTGGTAAACGCCAGCGGCGCCGAGTACGTCGTACAAGCTGTGCACAAAACCAAGGGACGTGCCCCCAACAAGCTCCGCACGTACACACTTCCGAAGGCGATGGTACAGTACTACTTCGCAGACGAAGATCTTGCGAGTGATGCCGAGGTGGAGGCTCCCGTAGCCACCGCCAAAAAGGCTGCTCCCAAGAAAGCTACCGACGCGAAGGCAGCCGACGCGCCCAAGAAGCGTGGTCGTCCAAAGGGTAGCAAGAAAGCTACCGACGCGAAAGCTACCGACGCGAAAGCTACCGACGCGAAGGCAGCCGACGCGCCCAAGAAGCGTGGTCGTCCAAAGGGTAGCAAGAAAGCTACCGACGCGAAGGCAGCCGACGCGCCCAAGAAGCGTGGTCGTCCAAAGGGTGTAAAAAACAAGGACGCTGAGGCCACACCTGAAGCCGACGCGCCCAAGAAGCGTGGTCGTCCAAAGGGTGTAAAAAACAAGGACGCTGAGGCCACACCTGAAGCCGACGCACCCAAGAAGCGTGGTCGTCCAAAGGGCGTAAAAAACAAGTCCAAGAAGCCTGCTACAGCAGCAGCTACAGACAGCCGTAAGGCCAGTCGGGCAGCGTCACTATTTGATGAGTCTTTCTAGCTTCTAAGCTAGAGACCCATTACCTTCCCCCAATTACCTTCCATATTACCTTCTGCGGGTTGGTTTAGGCCAACTCTAGCTCACACTACTTTTGCAAGTTGGGGTTGTTATGTCCGCAAAGAAGGTGCGCCTGGATTGCCCGTCTTACGAGGTATGCAGAGACCTATGTAAGTTGTTGAAGAGAGTCAAGATGCCTGAAGAAGAGATAGCAGCGTCGTGCATTGCTTCAGACGTGTGGCCATGTCTGACCATGCTGCACAACGTGCGTCTTCTTTACGACAACATCACCCCCGCTACTACTAAAGAGGTCCTTGAGTTTATCACGCCTCTTTTTGCACAGCGCGAGCAGCTGGTGAGCAACCGCTTCAACCACCGTTCCACAGAGCCGCCGTTCCACTGTCCAGAGCTTGGTATCGACATGTACCAGCCCTGCCTGGTGTCCTCCTGCGCTTTCCATACGGAAGATCCATGGTCCTTGAACTGTATTTTGTTTTACCGTTTACGCCATGAGCGGGATGCTCTCAACCTAAACGAGCTTTCATTTTTGCTTGACAGAGAGGTAGGGGCCCTGCGTTCGCTGTTAAACAGGACCTTTCGGCAGCTAAGCCAGGGTGCGCTCAAGGAAACCATTGCGATGGACAGTGGGAACGAGCTTGTGGTGCGTGTGCATCCGGAAAATGTCTGTGTAGTGTGCGAGCATAAAATTGAGTCCCGTAGGAAAATGATTGTAAAGTCCGGGTTTACCTACTGCAGCAAAGGGTGCTCCCGTTACAAGCCGCCTCAGATAATTCGGTTGGAGCAGGAGCTCGAGCTTCCTATTGAACGCGTTCTGGATTTGTGCGTGCAGCGCTGGGCCAACGTAAAAAGCATGTGTGCTGCTCTTGGTATTGGTCCGTCTGTTTTCACGGACTGGTGCACCCGGTACTGTGTTGAAATTCCTAGATCGAAGCTGTCTAAGTAGATCACAAAATCTTCTTCCGCTCCGTCCTCCACAACTCTGGTTTCAAGTTAACCTCTATATGTAGTTGCGGCTAAGCCCAAGGTTGTCTAGGTATGTTTCGTTTTCTCTTGGGACTTGTCGTTCAATTTATGGACAAACCACTGATGGTTACTAGGAGAGAAGGAAATGTCGGACTTCATCAAAAATGACATTGCCAGCCGGTTGAGCACACGCCTGAACCAGCGTGTAGCCAGTACCAGGAGCGGACGTTTCGATCTGAAGCTCACAGACTACGCGATCACGAGTCCCCACGAAGCACGGGTCATGATTGCCTTCACGAAGGAAATGGGACATCCCAAGCGTTCTGAATTGGACCAGTGGGCCACGTCCTCCTTCAACGGCAACGTCAGACTGACTCTCGAGAGCGTGCGTTTGTATCCCGAGCTCGACCGTGTCACGGCTTTTGTGAGCAAGAACAGACGCTTCCGTCCTATGGAGGATGTACAGTCGCACAAGATGCTGTCGGTGGGCAAAGCGAAGTACATGGACAGCGAGAAAGTGATCTGGGAAGTCCTCACCGATGGCAACGAGCGTTTCCTAGCTCGTGCGGAGAAGGATGACCTGGACGAGATCATGCGCGAGCGTCTGTCTCGTGAGCGCACTGCTAGTGTGCATCACCGTCTTCGCCTGGTTGATCTCGTGACCGCAGGCATCAACAGCCTAGAACCTGGTGACCGGGTGCGTTTTTCCTACGAGGGAATTCTGCAGCAGGGAGAGGTCTCCAAGGTAGGTAATGACACCGTGACGGTGAAGGCCAACGGGCAATCCCTCACAGTGGACCGCCTAGCAGTGGTCGACGTTACGGAGAAGGCTCCGAAGGCCAAAGCTGAGCAGAAGAAATTCCTGGTGGACTTCTTCACCCGTGCTTACGGTGACAAGGCGTTTGCCGAGAAATTCGTAAATACGGGCGACTGAGACCAACCCTCAAAGAGATGGAGTTTCTCATGGGCACTCCCCAATACATTCGGGTAGCGGGTCAGCTTTACCAGCGTCGTCTTGGTGAGACACCAGAGTTCATCAAGCACGCAGGGTGGCTTTACCGGTTGGCAAAAACTGCTTCCGAGAACGTAGCCGCTATTGAAGCGCTCACGAAGCTGGCAAACCTGTCCAAGAAAATTGCCGGGGCTGTTACAGACCAGCGTATCGGTGAGTTGATGCAGCAGGCGTACAGCGAGATTGATGCGCTTGCGAAAAAGTTCTCTTCAGGCTCTTACGACGAGAAGTCTGCTGCACTGAAAAACTGGGGCGACCTCAAGGGTGGCCTAACAGATTTTTCCGCTCAACTTGAGAAAGCCAAACTCAGCAAGCTTAGTGGTGCGATGAAGCAGCTGGTTCAAGGTGCTGATACCGCCATTGAAGCGCTCAAGAGCGCCGAGGGCTTGGGGGCCACTTTCTCTACTGAAACGTCTCCAGCGGAGGTTCCTAGCAAAGAAGGTCCCACCGTAGACTGGGGAGCACACGCGCCAAAGAAGCAGGAGCAGCAGCAACAGATGCAGGCTTCTGCTGAGCCCCACCCGGTGGTCATCGATGGTGTGCAATACATCCCGATCATCCAGATCACCGATGAGGCAGCAGACTGGGCGACCTCCACCGAGCCCCGCATCGCAGCGCAACGCGCAGGATTCCATCCTCTAGCGATACAGTTGCTGGCTTCAGGACCCGCGTAGCCGGTGCAGCATGGCTAAAAAAGGGCCAGCATCCTACAACGTCACCATCACGGCTGTCCGCAACTACGAGCCAGGGAAGGGACCGCCGAGGAAAAATCAGTTTTGGCAGTTCAGCCAGGCTGTGCAATCCTCTAGCGGCTACCCTGGGGCCTTAGCCACGATGGTGGGGAAGTTCTTCGACTTCTACCCCAACCACGCTATCGTTCTGCCTACCAGTGAGAAGGGTCAGAAAATTCTGACTCGCAACGACAAAGCTGGATTAAAAGGGTATCTGGAGGGGAAGCAGTCCGGGTCAAAGGGTGACTACGAGCTCGACAGCGCAGACGCGACGCTACGCATCCACAAAATGCGTGCTATGTCAGGTGAAACCCCTGTTAGCTTGACCCCCAAAAGTCAAAAAGAGTACGATGATAAGTTGCATCACAACAACGAGTCCATCCAGTGGTGGAACGATCCAATAGTGCAAATGCCTGCTCCAATCTACGTGCTTGACAAAGCAGCTGGCCCTGCGAAAAATGCCCCTGGCATGATTACGTATAAGGGACGCACGTACCGTCGTGCTACAGCAACCGCTGTTGAGGATCTTCCTGTCGAGGACGTCCAGGTGCTCTTCTTCCAAACGATGGAAGACGTCGCTGAGAAGATGACCGAGATAAACACCGCGATGATAGCTGCGGGGAAGAAACTATTGGATGGCGAAGCAGGCACAGAAGAGGTACTCACCGAGACTGCAAAGCGCACTTACCATGAAGTGATCCCTGCTATACTGAACGCCCGCGACCTGGCTGCTGTTCTGCAGTCCAAGAAGGGCAAGTAGATGCTTAGGACGTTACGTTACCGAGGAGTTCTCTACCACCGCGTGGAGGCTGTGCACCACCCACTACAAAAAAATGAGACAGGCTCCCTTGCTACTGAGCTTGAAGTTGCCAAGGCTCATCTAGAGGAAGTTGTTGCTGACGCGGAGCGGGTGACTGCAGACGCCCGTAAGCTTTTGCAGTCCCTTCATGAAGGTGCGCACGAGGTAGCTAGCTGTATTAAAGAAACAGGAGGAGTAGATCCACGTCGTGTGCGGCTTCTCCATCCAGACGGGCGCCAGGATGGGTACATGGTACCCCTACGTTCGATGGAAAAAGCTAACAGGATGCTTAACTACACCGTGGACGCTTCCATCGCTGCTATCAAGACCACTATCGAGCAGGTCGACGCGATGGTGGACGATTGGCAGGCTGCGCTCGAAACTCAGAACGCTCCTAACACGTCGCGAGAGCTAACAGCACCAATGGTCATGACCGATAGCCCTGCTGACGATGTTCCGACAATGTGAGGATTTCCGATGAAACCTGTTCGACACATCACTAACCCTCTCAACAACGAGCTCGAGACACGTCTCCGGGAGCGCTACGCACAGTTCCCACGGCAGGCAGCTGAACCCGAGCCAATGGAGGGGGAACCTGTTATGCCAACAGCACCTCCTGCTGTATCAGAGCCAGGCATGGGAGTTTCGAGCGAGAACATCGCTCTTGAGCAGCTACACCCATTGTACGAATCACTGCTTCAAGCACACCGTAAGGTTCGCAACCTTTCTGGTGAGCTCACCAAGCGGAGGCTTACCGACGTCCAACTCAAGGACTTCGGGATGGCAGAAGATTGGCTTAGTGTTACGAAGGGGATCGCACGGCAGTATGGGGAAGCACTCATTCAGTTGGAGCAGCTGCTCGAGCAGCTGAATGAAGGTGTAGCTGATTTCCGTACTAAGTTTGGGAAGGACCCCGATTTCTTGTCGGGTGAGTAGCATGACCATCGGCTTCCGCAGTGGCAGCACCAAGCAATCCTCGTGGATCGTCGCCTACGACCCCGACACCTTAACACAACTGGGCTCTGTAGAATTTAAGGTGCACGCAGGCCACTGCCTCCTTAACAACCTCTTCGTGACACCAGACTTTCGTGAGCGGGGCCTTGCGACTCAGCTTATCCAGGCTACACTAGAAGAAGTGAAGCTCCCCTACGAACAGCTGCGATGGGGAATACGCCCCGACGTGGATTCGATTGTAGTGTTGAAGAGAGCTTTTGACAGGAAATTCAGGGAGGTCCCATGAGTAGAATCAGACTGAGGCGCCGACGCCGTGCTAGCGGTAGAGGTGGCGTCATTCGCCATCCCGATTTCGGCTTTGGTCCTGCTGCCTCGCCGCAGGCCCCATCGCCAGGTCGGATGCTTCGGATGCTACCTGGCCTTCCGTGGGCCAACCGGGGCGTCCGCATCCCCACACACCCACTGAACTACGTGGACACTTCAACGTACT